TGCTTTGCCATCTATACCCCTTAGTAACTTAGGACATTATAGTCTAAAGTGCCATAAATCGTATCATTTAGGATAAATGCGTCTATGACTGGCTCTAATGTCGTGAACGTGGTTTTCCAACTATTCGGTGTGATATTCATTCTCACGCCAAAAATCTGTAATGTTTTTTCTAGGGTAGATCCACCTGGCTGTGTAGTAATAACCTGTATTGGATCAAAAAAGTCTAGGTCTAAGGCTGCAATAATGCCGCTGTTGTAATTGTTTGTGTATAAATCTAGGACTATTGAGTCCACTCGTATGCTTGTCTCAGCTCTACTGGCAACATAAGCCTGGGCATAATCTAGGGCTACTGCATCGGTCTGCATAAGTAAGTTGTCTAAAAAGTAGCTGTGTAAAAAGTATTTATCTATGCTTGCAGAATTGGATGCTACCTGGGCTGTGCCACCAGTTCTAGTAATAGTGGCTTTATTAAATATCAGCACATCATTTAGTATCCAACTAGCATCAAAATAATCTATGCCTGTGCCATTATCTGCAAAGACTGTGGGTGTGCCGCCAATAGATCCAGCTGTAACATTTCTATCTTGAAATACAAACGAGCCAGACGCATCGACATATAATGCGCCATACTCGGAAGTGGCCACAGTAGTTAAGGCTTGCAGTGCTGTGCGGTTAGTGCCTGGGTCTGCTTGCATAGTAGTAAGACCTGCATCCACGTCACGCATAGTCGCTGGCCATGAGATTTGATCTAGTATTTCGTTAATACGTGTGCCCGATAAGTCGCCCGCAGTAGCACCTGTAACTGTGCTGATCTGTGCTACCTGCGCTAATCTAAATGCATCCACAGCTTGTATGGTTGTCATGGCTAAATCTTCACCAGACTCATCTGGGTAAGTTGTTGTAAAGCTGGTAATAAAACCTGAAAATATAGGATAAGTAACACTTCCGTAAGTTGCAGTAATCTGCACCTTTTTCATAGGTGTTAATAAATTATAATACGGGCCAGTAACATTTTGCGGATTAAAGTCGCCATTTTGATCTACGATGCGTAAAGTAAGTGAGCCTGTTTGAAATTGATCTGATAGAGCAGTACGGCCTCGGTTAGTCTCTATGCGGTTAACTTGATTAGACACATCCACAATTACAGCTGCGCTATCGGCCAATACGTTTGTATCTAATATGCCTGATCCCAATATAAAGCTCTGCGCAAAGGATGGCCCAGTGCTAAAGTTAATTATTGCATTTATTACTGGTAAGGTCATACGAAGAATCCAGCAGGTACTGTTGAGTAACCTGATCTAGTTGCCACCTGTATGCTTTCTGCTATAGCCTGACTTAACTTGTCACTGCCACCATCTATAGTCAATCTAATATCCATAGGTTCTTGACTTGAAGTGCGTTTTGTGCCACCCATGCCAAAGCCTGCTAAATAATCACTAATGCGAGAGTTTAATTCTCTAGTGCTTGTGATGGCTTCTGCTACCTGTGGAGCTGTGTAAACATTGCCAGTTGTAGGTGATTGGAAAGTTTGGCCTGAAGTTGTAGGTGCTGTAGGTACTGTAAAATTAAACTTAGCCAAAGTCGCAGCAATGCGTGCATTTAACTCACGTATAGTAGATAAAGCCATATCTTCTATGTAACTATCTATTTTAGATGTTAATGTTTTAACTTTAAATATGGCAAAATCTTCTAAAGTCATACCTGCTAATTTAGCTTGTTCTGCAAGTTTTCTTAATGCCTCAGTTGCTTCTAATTCTGCTATTAACTTTTTAGCCAAAGCTTCGTTATTGTCTAGGATTGCTAACTGTGACCTTAGGCGTAACTTAGTCTCTTCATCGGTAGCATTGTTTAGGGCTGCGTTTATGCCTATGCGCTCTAGGTCAAACTTCTTTCTTAGTTCCTCTACGTTCTTATTTTCTACAGCGTTCTTCTTAAGTAGTAATGCTAATTCTGCAGCCTTTGCCTTTGCTAATTTATCCTCGGTTTGGAATCGCTTAGCATCAATACGGCCTGCACTCCGTTGTTCGTTAGCTGGCAATTCTCTTGCTGGTGTGTTTTCTTTACCAAGCCTAGCTAATAATCCTAATGCGCTTGTTTCATAAAAGGCTTTACCTATTAAACCAATACCAGGTATATCACCTAATTTTGCAAGCAATACTCCTAAACCTGTAATAGTGTAGCCTGTCTGCTTACCTAATGCTTCCATCTTTTTAGTTGTATCTTCAATATTTGTATCTTTACCTAATGCGTCAAGCGCACCTAATATGCCTTTACCTATTTCTTCTTTAACATTTTCGCTTGCTACTTTTAATAAATCCATTTTTCCAGCGTATGTAGTTAATCTAGCCGCTGATTGACCTGCAAACTTTTTATTAAGTTCACCCATAATCAAATTCATGTCATTAGTTTTTAATAATGTTTTGCTAAGTCCAGCACCTAATCTACTTAGACCTGTGGTATTGCCTGCATAGCCACGTGATAGAGCTGAGGTTACTTCGGTTAATGATTTACCTGTTGCCGCGCTTACATTTAATGCAGTATTTAATGCATCCTGGCTTGTGGTAAGTGATCCTGTTACTGTTAATAATTGCTGGAATGCTGGTCGTAATTGATCGTCTAATACGCCTGTAGTTTTTTGTAGATTAGCAATATACATTTCCACTGCTGGGCCACTAAATTGGTAGCCAGTATTCTTTAATTGTTGCTCTAATGACTTGGCGGCTTTCTCATCTGCCATAAATGCAGCAACGGCTTTCTTACCATAATTGGCTAATGCAGCCGCGCCAAAGGTAAGGCTTAAAGATTTTGCTACACGGTTAATACTTTTATCAAAAGAAGATAAACTCTTCTGACCCTTTTTTAATCCAGAGTTATCCCACGTGGATACGGCTGATACTACTAAATTGGCCATTACGCAACTTTCCTTAATTGAGTATCTTTATTAAATCTAATTGCTACAGCTTCTATTGTCTTAACTATTCTGGCTGTTACTTTGCCTTGATCTTCTGTCCAAGCACGATATAAAGCTCTACCTTTTTGCTTGTCTTGACCTTTCATATTATTAGATCCACCTAAGGAATTGATAAAATGAATGCTTGCTTGTGGGTTTAAACTTTCAGATGGGTCAGATCCATTAGGATTTTTGCGTCCAGCAGTTTCATAAATAGCACCACCAGCTGTGGTATTGGCTATATAAAATGCCGCTCTAAATCCTTGCTTGTTTGCTTTGTTAAGTCCAGCACGATAAACAATTCCAGCTCTTGCTATTGATTGATCGTAATTAGGAAATGCCCTATATTTTCTATAACCTTTAGCACCAAATTCAGTTAAGTCAGCTAATGATTTAGTCCATCCTGATAAAACATCGTTGTTAGCAGGTAAATAACCTCTAGCAGTATTTCTGATAGGAATCATGGCTTCTTTAATATCTGCCTTCATCCTTGTGTTTAAATCGGGAGATATTTTACTCATAGCCTTCTGGAGTTGTTTAACGCCTGTGACGACGACTGGCATTTTTAATCTCCTTTGCTCTATCGCTTAGCACCTGCATTATTGCTGTGAGCATGTCTGAATCCATATTGATAAACTCACTAGGCGCAATTCCAGTCTCTACACTTAAAGCAGCCACCGTATAGAGAATGGAATCACGCTGTACTATTTTTTTTCTTCGTCTAATACCTCGACAGTTTCTAAGCTGTCAATAAACTCTGCACCCCACAAAGGTACTTGTGCGCCTGATCTGCGTAGGCATTCCCAAGCGAGCCAATAGATATTCGACTGCATTTCTGTTTCTCTAAGCGCCTTAGAAATGCCCATGCCTTTACTAATTTCAAAAGCGTACTCAACTCCTGGTGTTATCTTGTGTTCAGATACCTCGCCATTAGCCCTTGTAATCTTTAGCTTTGCCATTATTACTCCTTAGTTAAAATGCCACCGATGGTGACACTGTTACTACTGAGTTTACTGTAAAGGACAGACTGCTAGTCGCAATTTCAGCGACGCCACCTTGACCGATTGGGGTTAGGTTGTTTACCAAGATTGAAAATTGGTAAGTTGGGTTAGCAGCTGAAACTACAGTGCCTTTAACTGTGATTACTGACACTGCTAAAGTTGTTCCAAATGCAGCGTTAAGTGTCTGCATAACCTGAGAAGATGCCCAGTCATTGATAAAGTCAATAG